GGAGTGTGTATGCACTTTTAAAGAAAAGGAGAACCCCCTCCTTTTCTTTACTCTATCGTGAAGCTCATTCGTGGTGCTTACCTTTGACATACATACCAGGTTCAGCACTAGTTAGCTCACGTCTTTTGTCCCACATTAGGGTCTCTGAAAATACAAAAAGATCTCGACCAACATACGGTTGTAAGTTGAGGGATCTTCAAATCATTGGAAGACGTCAGTCAAATCCAAAGATTGAATAGATCCGACCTTCGATTAGGCCACTCAGCCCTTCTTTCAGATACGGCCATCTTGACTTCACCATTATGGCTGAAAGAATCATCCGAACTAACGGACGTTCAGGACCTTCTTTTGTTCAAAGTGAACCAAGAAAGTGGACTCTTGCGTCTTCAGGTGCAAAGTAATGACTTTTCTCAATACTAATGGTCATACCAATGTATTGAGTTTTAACTGCCACATCACTGAGATCTAACTTTGTGGAAGACTGTACAACACTATCATCCCCATGTACGTAAATGTTATTTACTGTAGACTCGCTACCTTTTGGGCAAGATGAATAATGCAGCACCAGTAAATTACAAATACTACCAACTAGATTAGTAAAGTAACTTCCCGATGTTAACCCTCTCTTTCTCGAACACAATCCAAAGCTTGGATGGTAGACTGCACTACTTAGTTGATAAGAGACTAACTCCCAGTACTGTCTATCTTCAACCTCATCTAAATCAAGACAGTGACGTATGATATCGAAGGCAACAACGAGTATTGCTGGGTTGAGAGAAAGGTCGAAACCTGAGAAATCGCAGCATGTGCGATGCCCAGACGAGAGCTTATATTTATGGAGTTTAGCGATATCGAGTTGGGTATCACCTGCTCTGATATGTGATGTTTCACTAGATATAAAGTAGTCAACTATCATATACCCGAAAATTATTTCTAGGATAGTAACGCAGAAAGGAGGGCAATATACACCTCTAGATTTGTATCCTCCAGTATCTTTAGCGCTAATACGGCGGAACAAAATGTTAGGTAGAGTTAGGAAAGAAGAGAGAGTCACTCTCTTACAGAACGCGCTGCATATTTCGGAAACTAAACTAACGTGTTCGCTTTTCTTAGCTACTGAAGGTAATCCAGCATTCGAAGTTCACTTGATCTTCGAAGACAACAGTTCTACATTTGTAACCGGTTTGAAAGACGGAATCTTCTTATCCGGAAACATATCTAGTAAAGTACGCCTAATTGCGTAATTTAATTTGATAGGGTGGAGATCTAGATTTGAATCAGTTCCAAAACTTTCTTTAATCTTTAGGAAAGAAGAAAGAGTGTTGTCTTTGTCGTTCACTTCATTAACATAGTCTTTAATCTCTTGATATTTGATGAGACCAGAGTTAATGAAAGTAAAAGCAACTGGTCAAAAGACACCGATTGGGTGTAGATTAGCCAGTTTCTTCAAATCGTACTTAGTTGGGTCAAATTTAATTCTTGAATAATAGCAACGTCAATTGTTGACATCTTGAATGATGTACTTTCGTCTATTTATCAATGAGTCACAAATTTTATTAAAAGAGCTTGTGACGATGTAACTTGGACGGAGGGTGTGTATCCAAGGTTTCCT